CACAGTTCTCTGGCCTTCATTCGTCGAGATGCTCAACCGAGGCGAAGTACTTGTTCTCATTGACCCTGTTGAACAAGAGCGACGCTACATCTTCATTAGTGATAACGTCACTGCTACCCACAACTCGGGTTCTGGCGGACCATGGAGAGACGTGAAACTTACCTACGTTGAAACAGCACCACCAAACTTTGGATACACTTACGGTTCGTAATTATGTACCCAATGAGCCAGAAAATGACGAATACTCTAAAAGAGTCGCATCGTCCCATGATTGTTGTCAAGGTAAAAACCGTTCGTGGCCAAACCTTCAACATTCCAATTACGTCGGGCTCAGTTTCGGTCGACAGCACGAGCCAAGACGCACGTAGGACAATAACCTTTACCGTCAGCGACGTTGCGGGCGGAGAAAATGGACTTGGGCTTATTCCAACAACTGGTGTCAATTCCGTATGGAAGGAAGCCCTTCAGATTTATGGGAACCATGTCTATGCGTATCGTGGCGTCCTTTGGGACCCATCAAACATAGGCGATGCCCTATGGAGCGCCCCAGCGCCATTGACGAAAGACATTCGAGTACCAGCAAACGGGGCATATGAACTTGTCCCCGTTGGCGTTTTCCGACTCAACACAGTAGAGGTTGAGGAAAGCACAGACGGCAACATTGTAATCACCTGTACCGGAACCGACGTTTCCCACAACATTGGAATGAACCACTGGATTGCCCCAGTTACTGTTTGGAAAAGCAAATATGTTGCCCCAGTAAACAAGACGGACACTGGCAAAGAAGTTGAGTACGTCGCCAGCACTGTTTTGGAAGCAATTAAACTCCTAATCACCAACAGGTGGCCATCACGCCCGACAAAGGTTTTGGGTCCACCTATTTTTGACTTTCAGGGCGTTACGGACGCACCATTGAAGTCACCTGTAATTATGGGGTCACGAACCGTTTCTTCCAGTGGCTCAAACTCGCCGTGGACAGACATCACCGCACTTGCGGATGCCGTTGGTGCAACTCTTTATGTTGACGTGGATGGCCAGTTTGCTTTGCGCCCGGTACCAGACCCAAATTCAATGCCAGTGGTTTGGGACTTCTTGGATGGCGATGGTGGGCTTTTGTTGTCGGCAACACGAAAAATTGACGACTCAAAAACAGTTAACTACGTTATTGCCACTGGAGAAAACTCGGGAGCGAAAACGCCGACAAAGGCCATTGCTGTTGATGATGACCCCAACTCACCCACCTACTGGCAAGGCGACTTTGGTATTTCGGTTGGCTATGAGCCAGGTAGGAAGAAACTGACGACACAAGCAGAGACGCAACTTGCTGCGAATACATACTTGAACTGGTTTGTCGGTGGGGATGAAACCCTAACAATTAATTGCATCACCAATCCGGCACTGGACGCAGGGGATGTTGTTCACATTCGTCGACAAAGAATTGGAATTTACGACAGCAGTACCGTTCTGGCGACCCTGAGCGAAGGTTTGACTAGCACCAAGAACGAAATCTCCACAATCAAAATTGCGAAATTGGTTAATCAAATTCCAGCCGGAACGGAAATTCAGTTTTACACCGACTACGCAACTGACTACATTGTGGTTACAAAAACTGCACCAGTAGGCTCGACTGAACTTTCAATCAGCACAACAAGTGGGAAGCCTTTTGTTCCTAGCGTTATGTACGGAGCCCAGACACCCTTGGTTGACCCCAAGAAGCCGAGCAATGGAGCGGTTGCTTACTACATCGACAAGGTGACAATGCCTCTGGACATCACCTCGCCCATGCAACTCACCATGCGTGAGCGCCGAGTTGGTTCACGTCAGGATGCAATCCGCATTGGAGAATACGACGTTGCAGGAGTAGAGTAATGGCTTTTGACTTTCGACTTCTAGCAAACAAACTTGTAAATAACAATCAGTTTCGACTTCCTCCGCCCGATGTTGTTCGTATGGGTGAAGTAACTGGATACGACCCAAATTTCCAAAACAACGAAAACGGCAACAATTATCCAACCGTGAGCGTTGCCCTTGGTGGCGATACTGCGCCGATGCACGGTGTTCGTTTTGGGGAGACATATGTACCCGGAATTGGCGACACCGTTATGTTGATGACCGCCGGAACAGACGCCTATGTTCTTCACTCTTTTGCTGGTTCAGACAAGGACATTATCGGAACGGTGCGTTCAGCAAGTGGCGTCCTTGCTCACTCAACAATCCCTGAACCAACAGACCCAAATACAAGCGCCCCTCCCGCAGTTGTTAACACGAATGTTCTTCCAAACCGTCTTTACAAGGTTGAGGTTTCAGCAAACATAAACGCTCAGACAATTGCACATGCCACAAATATTGGCGTAACAATAACCGCACCTGACGGAAAGATTTTGAACGCTGGTTCACTATCAGTGCAAGCAAACTCTACCTATAACTTCAATGGCTTTGCTTTATGGAGCGATTCCGACGTAACAAATTGGACGACGAAATACCCACAGCCCAACGGTGCAAACCCCCAAGGCACTTGGACATGCGGTTTGGCGCACACGACTTTTGCCTCAGCACAAGAATGGTCTGCTTCAAACAATTACGTTGCTGGAGACGTTGTTAGCGTTACGACAAATGGAGCCCCGTCTTATTACGTCGCACTTCGCTCCATGTCGCAATGGTCGAGTGCTGTTCAGTACGTAAACGGAGACCTTGTTATTTACAATGGCGGTCTTTGGAATTGCACCCCAGCATCTGGAAGCCCGGCCACAAAGGGAACGGCGCCCGCTTCTCCCGCCTGGACGGAAGTTAGCGCCACCCCTACGCCATCATCTATTCCAAATGTTTGGGCCGTGGAGACTCAACAACCAGTCGTTAACCTGGGGGAACACTCAATTGTCGTACATGACCTTGGTATTGCGGACCCACAGCCCTTCACGGGTCAATAATCTGAAAACCCTGGGATAAACTTTTGCCATGTCAGCGAATACACCATACATAGTCGGTGCCCTAATCGCTGCTATTCCGTCGACACTTTCAGCGACAGCCGCATGGCGGTCAAGCCATAAAGGAAGAGACGAAGAAAAGGCCGACCACACTGAAGTAGAGGCCGGGATTAGAAATGTGAACCAAAACCTAATTGGTCTTGGAAATGAATTGCTAGAAGTAAAGGCACGAGTTGCCCAAGTTGACTTAAAAGTTGACAATTTTAAAACCTCAATGGACTTGCGTTTCGACACAATTGAGGATAAGGTCGAGAGACACCTCGACTGGCACAGGTCGATTGCCGAGGAACATTTACCACAAGCCCTAATCAAGGAGTCAGCAAATGACAATACCACCAACCAACACCCCCGAGTCCGACCAGACTCTCGATAACAAAATCCCACCAGTAACGCCAGAGGCGCAAGAAGTTGACGAAATGGGTAACGACATTGTTCGTTATGTAACCCCCGTCATTGCTGGATGGTTGATTACCGCTTTCGCTCAGCACGGTCTGAATATGACCACCGCCGAGGCTTACTCAAAGGTCTTCCCGTTTGTATCTTCTGGATACTTCATCATTGTTCGCTACCTTGAAACCAAGATTCCCGCTTTTGGGCGCTTGCTTGGAATCAAGAAGTCTGCTAAAAAGTAATAGTCCGTTAATAATAAGGTGGCTGGCATCTTAAAACCAGAAATACAAAAGCCCGTAGGCGGAGAAATCCAAACCTACGGGCTTTTGTATTTAGTTATTGATTTTGACGCTAACCGAAGTCCCACCCGGAACGTGGTTAAGTCCGTCAATTACTTGACCAGTTGATGGGTCAAGAACAACATCACCTGAGTAGTCAATGCTCTTCTTGATTGTGGCAAGGTCTGCTTCACGCTTAACTCGGAGCCAGTCTTCGTGACCGTTTTCTTCAGCCCACTTAACAAAGGCGTCCAAGTCTTCAACAGCGACCTTGCTTGCAATTGACCGGCTAGTTACGACACCATCTGGGAAGTCCAGCGACTTGCGACCGTCCTGTTCGTCTTCACGAACTCGAAGCAAGTATGTCGATAGGTTCTGGGTAAAGAACTCAATCTGGGGTGAGAGTTTTGACGAGCGAAATTCAACCCATGACTTGATGCGCTCAATCTCTTCCTTGGCCTGACGGTTCACCTCATCGAGTCGACGCTGAGCCCGTGCCAACTGCTTGATTGCCCACATTGCTTCGTCGTCATTGTTGATAGTAAATTTCGTATCACCGTCAACGTATCGCTCAGGCTGGTTGGCGAGAGCAAGGAAGTCGGATAGTTCAATTTCTTCGTTTGTATTTTCGTCTGACATAAAGTCCCCTTCTTTTTGTTTAGTAATAACTATACCCCCGTACTGTGACACTTGCAAGTCATTCAATTGCCTTGACACAGGTTTAGCAAACTGGTACCCTCGTCTTCATCGAAACCGACACCGAATAGAAAGGGTAATCATGGCTACCAATAGTTCATTATTTACCAAGGCAACAAAATCACAGGCTAAGGCACGTATTGCTTTAGCGGGTCCATCTGGCGCAGGTAAAACATACTGGGCCCTTCAGATTGCGACAGACCTCGCCGAGGGCGGGGAAATTGCAGTCATCGACACCGAGCGAAGTTCCGCAAGTCTCTACGCAGACAAGTTCGACTTTTCGACGCTCTCGATGGCACCACCATACGACCCAAACCGATTGGTCAGCATCCTGAAGGAAGCGGAAGACGCTGGTTTTGCAGTTGTCGTCATCGACAGCCTTACCCACTTCTGGTCTGGGAAGGGTGGAGTTTTGGACATTGTTAACCAGGCAACCTCCAAGGGCAAGAACTCATACACCGCTTGGGCGGACGGAACGCCACTCCACCAGGCGATGATTGACGCAATCCTGGCTTTCAACGGACACGTCATCGTTACCATGCGAGCCAAGACCGAATACACCATGGACAAGAACGCCAATGGTCGAACCGAGATTACAAAGTTGGGTATGGCACCTCAACAGCGTGACGGCATCGAATACGAATTCACGCTTTTCCTCGACGTTGACCTACAGCACCGTGTGACGGTATCAAAGAGCCGTTGCTCGACGCTAGCCGACCGAACATTCACCACCCACGAAGGCAACGAACTTATGGGTGAGTTTGTAAATTGGCTTGGCGCAGGCGATGAACTCATCTCCAAGAACCTAAAGGATGGAATCGATGGGAAGATTCGCTCACTCAGCGATTCTGGTCGTCACGCCTTGAAGGGACTCTGGTCGGAAGCAGGTCTCCCAAAGGTCGCTAACTTGCCAATCAGTCGCATTGCCGAGGCGGAGGAATTGATTTCCAAGGCATCCGGTGAGACTTCGGAGCCCGAAGAGGAATAAGTAGGCTCCAGACAGCCCTAATTTGCCGTTTTCGGCTCTCTGGAACCGCTTCAGCACCCTCGTGGGGTCTGGGGCGGTTTCAGGGTTTTAGGGGGCTTTAGAAGTGAGTTGCATCAACCCCAAATGGGGTGTAGTTTTCCATTCCCAATTAACGAAAATAACTCCGCCGACGGCAGAGAGGAATCACAATGAGCGCAGAAGGACAGGCTTACGTAGAAGCCAACTCCCCTTACTCGGGAGTAACCTACCTAATTCACCTTCGTATGGGCCTGCTCGCCAACGAAACATACGGATACCGAATCTTTAGCGGAGACAAGAAGTTCGCAGAACTCTGCCGATGCTCAGTCAAGTCGCTACAACGAGCAAGGCAACAGATGATTGACGATGGCTTTTTAGCACTCGTCAAGCCAGCAACCGGCCAAAAGGTTGCCGAATACCAGTTCATTTTCAAGAAAGTAGGTGGACAAAATGTCCAGCCTCTTGAAGAAGTAGGTGGACATCCTGTCCAAGTAGGTGGACATCCTGTCCAAAGTAGGTGGACATCTGGGGAAACCACACCTATATATGTAATTAAAGAAGAATCAAAGGAATCTAATTCTCCTGCATCAGTGCAAAGCACTGACGTACAGGCCAAGCCATTCGAGGTTGAGTTCGAAACACTGTGGAAGGTTTATCCACGCAAGATTGGCAAGAAGGGCGCCTACACGAAAGTCGTGGCTCAACTACGCAAGGGCGTATCCTTTGATGAACTTCTAAGGGCAACGGAGAATTACGCTCAAACCAGAGTTGGACAAGCCGAAACCTACACGATGCACCCGGATACTTTTTACGGCTCATCGAATCGTTTTGAGGATTATCTCAGTGGTGGCGCTGGGCTAGAGGAAAACACCACCAAGACAATGAGCAAATCAGAGTTGGCACTTGCAGAGTTCAAGCGTCGTCGTGAAGGGAGCGCAGAATGAACGAAAATGAAACCGTCGAGATTGTAAGGCTGATTGGGGCGTCGTTCCCAAACTGGAACCTCAATGCAGACACCATTGAGGTTTACGCAATCGCCTTCAGTGACATTGACTTTGAGGTTGTGAAGAAAGCAACCACCAACTGGATTCTGTCTGAAGAGTTTGCGCCGACCATCGCTGGGATTCGAAAGAAGTGCGCCGAAGTAATGGGCTCTAAGGCACCACTTTCCGCAGACGCCTGGGGCGAAGTAAGGAACCAGATTCTTAGCGTTGGGATGAGGGGGAATCCAAAGTTCAGTGATGACAACTCGACCGGATTGATTCGAAAGACCGTTGAATCGATTGGCTGGGGAAGCATCTGCATGTCGACAAGCCCAGACATTATTCGAGCGCAGTTTTTGCGACTTTACGATGAGCGAAAGAAGCACGTTGACAACAAGGTTCTTACGAGCGTTGGCATGAGGCCAGCACTTACTGAATCGGTCATGGAGGCGCTTGGTATGGTAAGTTCAAGCAACGAATTAAAGGAGTTGGAATGAAAAAATTCTGGGCATTGATTTTTAGCGTCACCACACTTACGGCCTCGGTCCTGGCCTGGGTCTATGGTGGCATGGCTGTCTTCAAAGGAAACCTGGGGGACGGCAAGGTAGCCTTCGTATCTGCATGCGTTGCAATTGTTGCGGCATCAATCTCTAGGTCTCTTAGCGTTAATTAGTGGGGCAAAGAAAGCCAATGAAGCGAACGCCATTGAAGCGTGGCACCAGTGGCTTAAAACGTTCACCGCTAAAGAAGACCGAATCGTCTTTAAAGCGAACCCCGCTCAAACCAGTCTCTGACCGTCGCAAGGAAGTAAACAAAAAGCGCAAAGAAGAGATGATTAAGCACTTTGGGAAGCGTGAGACCTGGAGATGTATGGGTCAGGAAATCTACCCACACAAGTGCTTCGGGGCAATCAATGGACACGAACTCCTATCCCGTGCCCGTGCCGGTCGAACGGACGAGAATCTTTTGGACATGAGCAACATCATCACCATCTGCGATTGGCTAAATGGTTGGATTGAAGACAACCCCACCAAATCCTACGAACTTGGACTGTCAAGACATTCTTGGGGCTAAATGTATAATTAAGCCATGTCTTCAGGCTTCTCGGTTAACGAACTTCTTTATCCCCTTACAAAGGGCGACGTTGCTGGTCACGCATTTCACGGAAATCAATGGAAGACTGCAATTGGCGGAAACAACTTTTTAGCACGTGGCGCAACGGAGTATACGAAGAGCGTTGGCATAACCAGGCCAAAGCGTGATTACGGGAAAATCCAAGTCAACCCCAAGCAATCACTTGCCATTGCAAATGAATATGCAAGCCTTCCTTCGGTTGACCAAAAGACGCTACCCGCCTATCGCCAGTTTGTTGCCGAGACACATCAGCAATACGAGTACCTGACAAAGAACCTTGGAATCAAGGTCGACGTTACAAAGACGGACCCGTACAAGACCGCACAGGAAATGATGGACGACATTCGTGAAAACCATCACCTCTCCGTTCTTTCAGCCGACGTTACCAGCGGACACCCGTTTGTAACCAGCAAGGAAATTGAAGAGTTCAGGGCGGTTCACGACGCCTTCGGGCACGCAGCAACTGGTCGAGACTTTGACCGAAACGGCGAAGAAGCAGCCTGGGCCAGTCACTCATCGATGTACAGCCCGCTCGCTCGATTGGCAATGACTACAGCAACACGAGGCCAGAACTCTGCGATGACCCAAATTGGCGGTGGATTCCCCGAGCAAAAGGGCGCACTACTCTCACCTCAATGGAGCGACCCCTCGACTATTTACTACGGAGACAATGTTCAAAAAGGAGACGTATCCGGCCATGCCTTTCACGGCAACCAATGGACGGGCGGAGAAGGCGGTGTTCAAAGCCTCGTCTCCTTCAAAAACTCATTTGACCAGTGTTTCCAAAACAGCCCATACTCCGCTTTCGTAAATCACTACACACTTAGCGAAATGAAAAAAGAGGGAATGAAGCCGTTGCTCTCAGCGGACGGCAAGACTGGTCTGCTCATCCACGACCACGGAGATGGTCGAATCGAAGCAACCGCCTTGTTCAACAATGGAGAATCTGGTGCGGGGCTAAAACTACTAAAGGACGCTATTGACAACCATGGGGTCAACTACGTAGAATGTTTCGGACCAGCACTGCCACTGATGTACGGCAAGTTGGGCTTTCAAGTTGAAAGTAAGAGTGCGTTCGACCCACAGTACGCTCCAGATAACTGGAACTACGAGAAGTTTGGCACACCCGATTACTACACGATGAGGATTCCGAAGTGACAGATAAAGAACAGCCACTAGACATTGACCTCGATGCGGTCAAATCGGAAGCCCTTAAAAGCATGTCCAAGGAAGACGCCGAAAAGTACGGCGAAAACCTTTGGCAAGCAACTCTGAAGCAGATTTAAATAATCACCTTGCTGTAGACTGAATGTCCTATGAGCAAGCAAAAGCAACCATGCCAATTAATCACCCACCAAGAAATTCGTCCGGGTGACACAGGATTCGCCCGAACAAACGGACTGTTGGGACTACTCATCCGCATTGGTGAGTTCTTTAAGTGGCGAAATGGAAAGTTCAATCACGCCTTTACCGTCGTATCGCACGGCGATAACGCAAACGACATTTGGATTGTTCAAGCAACTTTGAAGGGCGTCGTTTTGTCACGCCTCCAGGAATTGATGGACAACTCAACACTCGTCGAAATTCTTCCTGCACCAGAAGGCGCAGACCGCAAAAAGATTATTGAGTTTGCACACCTCCAGGTGGGCGACCC